TTACCTTCGTTGCCGGTAACGTCGGTGTTCGATCATGACGCCAACGATTCGTGCCAACTCCTGTTCGCTACAGATTGTCGGGAAGTCGGGGTTCAGCGGGACCAGATCGAACACTTGCGCTCCGTCGGGTCCGACGCCGCGAGGGCGATACTTTTTGAATGTCGCTTCGCTTCGGACGTTAGTGGCCACAACGTAGTCGCCTGGAATGGGAGAAATGACCGGGTCGACAATAATCCGGTCGCCCTCCCGAAACTCCGGTTCCATGGACCGCCCGTCGATTTCAAGTGCAAAGGCACCGTCCGAAAGCTCGAGATCTGTCAGCAGATACTCGAAGCCGCTGCCAGGCGGAAACGGCGTCACCGTTTCGTTCATCAACCCCGCCTGCACGCTGCTAATGAGCGGAATGCGGCGTGTGCCCACCTCTGCCAATCGCACATTCGCAGCGCCTTCCATTGGGCCGATCCCGGTACGAAGCCATTCCGGCTCCACACGGAGGAACTTCGACAATGCGGCGATCTGGTTCGCCTCGATCTGGGCTACACCACCATTGAACCAGAGGCGCACGGCAGCCGCGGTAACACCGCCTGCCTTCGCAACTTCACCATGTTGACGAACACCACGAAGGTCCATCGCGAACTTCAGCCTGGCAGGGAAGCTCTCGGGGGGATAAGCGTTCAGGAACTTAGGCGCGGGCTTGGCGTGCCGCGGGCGAAGTGAGGGAATGCGTTGCTTCCCACGGCCGGTGATGAGCCAGAACATGTTGAAGCGGTATCGCTCCTGGATTCGGGCCGCCTGATCGTGTGCGATGTCTGTCGCTTCACCGGAAAGCCATGCAGCTATGGTGCCCGCGTCAAGACCTGCCTCGGCCTCAAACTGGCTAGGTGAAACACCTTCAGCCGCGAGGACTGTTGCGATACGGGCAGCAAGCCCGGCGTGTGCACGAGTGACAGGGCTTTCGGCTTCGCTCATTGGGTTCATGGTCATTGAGGGGTTACCGGCGCCGATAGCGACGATGCTCAAGCATCACGCCGATGATTCGAGTCGGTTCGTTGGCGCTGTTGATCGTTGGATAATCCACGTTCAACGGAACAAGTTCGAAGACTTCACGCCCGTCTTGGCCGATCCCGCGAGGGCGATATTTCTTGAATGTGGCTTCTTCGCATCCGTTTTTGGCGACGACAAAGTCACCGGGTTGCGGCCGGACTGCGGGGTCAATGATGATGCGATCCCCTTCCTTAAACTCCGGCTCCATCGATCGGCCTTCGATCTCAAGCGCAAAGGCCTGCTCCGACATTTTTAGGTCCGTGAGCAAATACTCGAATGCAGCGCCCGGAGGGAAGGGATTGATCGCTTCGGTCATTTGACCCGCCTGAACACTGCTAATCAGCGGTATTCGACGTAAGCCCATGTCGGCTGGACGCACGTTGGCGTTGCCAGGATCGCTGCCAGCAACCATTTGGCCCTGGCCATCGTCGATCCATGTGGCGTTGATTCCCAACTCACGCTGCGCAATCAGCCGGCCCTGTTTCGAAACGCCATTTCCGCGATACGCCCAGTTATTGATGGTCTGCTCGCTCTGATTGAGTGCGCGCGCCAAATCGGCGACTGACGAAATCGCGGGCCGCACTTGCTTGGCGGCCTCGAATAGTCGTCGGAACGTCTCGTGCATCTCTTTTCCCATAACCGGATCTTCGCTCAAGTAAACGCAGCGTTTATAAACAGTGTGTTTGCTTTTTAAATAAACATGGTGTTTAATTTTAGCATGAACACCACCCAAACTGATCATCTCAACTGGACGCAGATCTGTTCGCGCGATCTGGCGGGGCATGCGTAGGCGGGAGCGCAATGGCACGAATTCGATCCCTCAAACCGGAATTTTGGACGTCCGAGCAGGTGATGGATGTCTCTCGCGATGCTCGCATTCTATTTATCGGCATGTGGAATTTCTGCGACGACGCGGGAATCCACTCGGCCAACGAGAGACGCCTGAAGGCGGAAGTGTTCCCTGCTGACGATCTGACGATGACGGATGTTCGTCGAATGATCGACGAACTGCTTCGTGTCGGATTGCTCGACGAGTACGAGGTTGCCGGCCAGCGATTCTGGATCGTCACCGGTTGGCATCACCAGAAGATCGATCAACCGACGTTTAAGCACCCCGGTCCGGACGGCACAGTGCCGTCCGGTTCGCCCAGACGTCGCCAGGTTCGCGCTACGACGCTGCATTCGGCGAGCGATCGCGGACCCGACGTCGAGCGTTTGGACAACGTTCGACAAGTGTTCGGCGAACCCTCGGAGAATGCTCGACGAGTGGACGCCGAGCGTTCATCCCCGGAAGGGAGAGGAGAGGAACGGAGTGGAATACCGAAAGGCAGCGGTTCTTCAGTCGTCGTAGGTGATGAAGGAGATTCTCGCGACGATGACCTTAAATCGGATGGTTGTGTGCCGGTGAGTGCGGCGCAGTGGGCAACATACTTTGGCGATGAACACGGCATCGGTATCGACCCGGCCAGTGCGCACGAGCGCAAGCGCTTCGTGCCACTCGCGACGGCCTGGTGCAATGCCCGCGTGTCGGTCGGTCGAATGCGGGCCGCTATTGCCGAGGCGCAGGAGAAGGCGACCGAGGCCATCGTGTTTCTGCCCGCCTACGTCGACCGTGTACTCGCCAACCAAGGGATGCCTCGTGCTTCGCCACGAAGTGTCGACAACGCAGCCATTCTCTCCGGCCTCGCCGGCCAATCCTTGGGATACGACGATGAATACAACGCCTGCATCCTCGACGTCGACGCGCACTTCGTCGCCTGACTGGCCACGCGACGCGGCACCCCAGCGACTGATCGAGCGTTTGTTCGCCGTGCTTAGTCATCGCTACGGCGCTCGGCTCGCGGACATGTGGCGAGGCGGCGATCCATCGAAGCCGGACACGGTGGCACGGCATGTTGATGGCGTGAAGCGACAGTGGGCGCTCGATCTTGCCGACCTGACGCCCGTCGAGTGGCAGCGCGGTATCGAGGCGTTGAGGGACCGGCCATATGTGCCGACGTGTCCGGAATTCAGGCTGCTTTGCCGACCGCGTGAGCATATCAATGCGCTGCTTGACGTCGCCATCACGCAGTTGCATCGCAGGAATACCGGCGGTACCGACGTTTGGCCCGACCCGATGCTGTTCTGGGCTGCACAACGAGTCGGTGGGTACGACATGCGCACGCTCGGCCGCAATGAGTTGATGAAACGATTCGCGGCAGCACTGGAGGCCGTGAGACAAGAGGGCATCGTGCTGCCGGTCCCTCCGAAGGCGCAGGCGCTGCCCGCTCCCGGGCAGGCGACGACGGACAGGGTTTCGGCCCGGGCGATGCTTGCGGCATTGTTGGCAGGTCGCCCAGGACGCACGCGAGGGGCGCAGGGCAAGGGAATGGGAATGAACAATTTTTACGGGGGAACCGACCAATGAACGAAGCATTTCAGGACACTCGACAGGCGCTGCATGTGGCGTACCTTATCCTCTCGTTGCCGCCGCGCCAGAGTGCGACGTTCCGGAGCATGCTCATCCGGGTCATGGAGTCTGTGGACAAACCGACGAAGGGGCAGGAGGCGTGGCTGAACCAGCTGCGCGGCCCCCAACGCGAATTCGATCCAGATCGGCTGACAATGGAAGAATTTCGCGCGCAGTGCGCCATGATCACCGCGGCTGCGCGCACCCGTCTGCCGTCGCCCGAGTATGCGGCGGTGCTCGCACGCTTCGCGCACGGCGACGAGAAGATTCAGGGCATCAGCGCGCTTGCCGTCTGGTCGCGCAAATCCTGCGGCATTACGGCGGTTGCACTGCTGCGGGATCTCGCCGCGTGGAACTATCTCCAGCGTACGAGAAGAGAGGGGACGTCGATCCGTGAACTGGCCGATCGCCACAAGGTGTCGAAGGACAAGGCGTTTCGGGCCGCCAAGTGGATGGCGACACACTTCACCGAGCTGGAAAACATGGCAGTCGCACGACTCGACTATAGTTTCGTGCGGCACGGCGTCGTTCCGCCGGTCAGCGATTCTTCATACGCATGCTCTTCGTCTGTCTCGTAATAAGGACTACTAAAAAAATGCTTGCACTCTTGCGACAAAGCATCTAATATTTGTCCATACTCACCGCAATTGCATCCAAGGCCCGCTCACCGCGGGCCTTTTGCATTGGTGAATCGAAATAGATCACTTCCGGGATAGCTCATGAATAACAGTTCGACAGGTGGTTATTTGGCCCCGGTGCAATCGGTGCCGCCAATCGAAGATTCGGCGCTGGAGGATTTTCTTCGAACGATGATCGCGGGTGTGACCGGGTTGGACGCCAATTTTGTCCTTTCGCTTCCACAGCCACCGACGTCGACGCCTCCGGAATCCGGCGTCAACTGGTGCGGTTTCACCGTGTCCAGTTTCCAGTCCGACGCAAATGCTGGCCTGTTGCACGTACCAGCCGACGACGGCAGCGACACCTACGTTCGGCACGAAGACATCGAAGTCAAGTGCCAGTTCTACGGGCGCAACGCCAGTCAATATGCCCGGATGTTGCGCGACGGCTTGTACGTGCCGCAAAACCGCGAGCAGCTACAGCTCAGCGATTTCGGCCTTGTCGACACCTCAGGCATCGTTTCCACACCGGGTGTGGTCGACCAGCAGGTGCAGCGACGCTGCGATATCAGTATGTTTCTGCGCCGTAAGGTGACGCGTACCTATCGGGTGTTGAACCTCGCGTCGGTGCAAACTTCGGTGGTGAGCGAGCGCTAGGCCCGACAACCGAAATCTCGTGCACTACCCTGGGGGGACGTTTCCTCCGTAATTTTTCACTTCACTTCACTTCACTTCACTTCACTGCGCAGGCGAAGCGCGATACCCGATTCGCGTCAGCCTGCCATTTTCGTTTCAAGCCCGCTTAGGCGGGCTTTTTTTTGTGGGGATCACAATGTCCAACGGATTGCCGGTTTCACGGCTGATCAACGTTACGATCAACATGTCGCCACTGGCGGCACAGGGTGCGAACCTGAACACCGCACTGCTGCTGGGTGCGTCGGCCGTCATCGATGCTGGCGAACGCATGCGTAGCTACGGCGCGATTGCAGACGTCGCAGCCGACTTTGGCACCACTGCACCTGAATACCGGGCCGCCGCGCTGTATTTCCAGCAGACGCCGCAGCCGTCCACGCTTTGCATCGGCCGCTGGGCGAAAACGGCGGCCTCCGGCGTGCTTCGCGGTGGTGTGCTCTCGAGCACTCAGCAGGCAATGACGAACTGGACGTCGGTTACAAGCGGCGCCTTTAAGGTAAGCGTCGACGGAACGGCGAAGACGGTCTCCGGTCTCGACTTCTCGGCGCAGACGAACCTGAATGGCGTTGCGACCGTGATCAACGGCTCGCTGACCGGCGCGACCTGCACATGGAACGGTTCGAGGTTCGTCATTACGTCGAACAGCACCGGCGCAACGTCGGCCGTGGGTTATGCCGAAGCGCCGGCGAGCGGCGTGGATATTTCGGCCCAGTTGGGGCTGACATCGACGCTGGCGGGGGTGCCGGTGCAGGGCATTGCGGCCGAAACGCCGACGGATGCCGTTGCGATCTTCCTCGATCGTTTCGCAAATCAGTTTCTGGGCCTCGCGTTCGCCGACACCGGTGTGACCGATGACCAGCACGTTGCGGTGGCTGCCCTGATCGAGGCCGACCAGAAGCATCTCTATGCGGCGACGACGCAAAATCCGCAGACGCTGGATCCGACTGTCTCGTCCGATCTGGCGAGCCGGTTCAAGGCGGCGAAGTTCAAGTACAGCTTCACGCAGTATTCGAGCGCGACGCCTTACGCCGGTGTGTCGCTGTTCGGTCGGCTGTTGACGGTGGACTTCAACGCGAACAACACCACGATCACGCTCATGTGGAAGCAGGAGCCTGGGATCGTGGCGGAGGCGCTGTCGACGACGCAGGCCAATGCCTTGCAGGCGAAGAACTGCAACGTGTTCGTGAATTACTCGAACGACACGGCAATCGTGCAGACCGGTGTGACGCCGAGCGGCATCTTTATCGACTCGGTCTATAACGCGATCTGGTTCCAGAACCGTATTCAGACCGATGTGTACAACCTGCTCTACCAGAGCCCGACCAAGATCCCGCAGACGGATGCAGGAAATTCGCTGATCGCGGCCGTCATCGAATCGTCGTGCGCCGCTGCGGTGAACAACGGCTACCTGGCCCCCGGCGTGTGGAATTCCGGCGGGTTCGGTGCCCTCAAGCAGGGCGGCGCGCTCTCCAAGGGCTACTACGTGTACACGCCCTCAATCGCAACTCAGGCCCAGTCGGACCGTGAGGCTCGTAAGTCCGTGCCGTTCCAGATCGCTGCCAAGGAAGCCGGTGCGATTCATTCCGTCGACATTCTCGTCAACGTCAACCGATAACAGGAGTCAAATATGGCCACTTACAGCTTTCAAGACGTTCAAGCCAGCATCGTTGGTCCGGGTGCCGCCTTCTCGATTGGCGCAGGCTCAGCCACCTCGGAGGAGGGTATCTCCATCGAAACCGGCGGCGGAAAGAACACCATGACGGTGGGCTCCGACGGCGAGGTGATGCACTCGTTGCACGCCGACAAGTCGGGCACGATCAAGGTGACGTTGCTCAAGACCAGTCCGCTTAACGCACTGTTGCAGGCCGCGTTCGACGTGCAGACGCTTAGCAGCGCCCTGCATGGCAAGAACATCATTACGGTGTCCAACGCCGCTTCGAGTGACCTGCACGTCGGTCGTGACTGCGCGTTTGCCCAGAAGCCCAACGTGGTCTACGACAAGGCCGGGGCCAAGATGGAGTGGACGTTCAACGCGGGCAAGATCGATTCGATTCTGGGGACGTACTGATGCCCTCCGACATCGAGATTCGCCAAGTCAAGTACCGCATCGGCAAGCTCTCGGCAATGAAACAACTGCACGTGTCGCGCAAGATCGCGCCGCTGGTGCCGGCGCTTCTGCCGATCATGCTGGAACTGGCCTCCCCGAAAGGGGAGCCGCCGGTTCAAACCGGGGCTGGCGATGTGACGCAAGGCGCCGGGGGCGAGGGCAGCGCGCTGTTGTCGCAGCCTCGATTGCTTCAACCGTTCGCGGACGGACTGGCCAGTCTTGCAGACGATCATGCGGAGTACGTGATCGGCGAGTGCCTCGCCGTCGTGCAGCGCTTCCAGGGGAACGCGTGGTTTTCGATCTGGTCGCCCGCCGCGAAGCTACCCATCTACGACGACATCGATCTGTCGATCATGGTCGAGCTGTCCGTGAAGGTCATTGCGGACAGTCTCGGCCCTTTTATTGCCGGGTGGCTTACCAGCCCCGCGAGTCACCCACCGGCGATGGCGTAGCGTGGGCTCACCTGCCAGGGAGCGAAGATTGGTTACTCGCGCCGGTACTCGCCGGCATGTGCAAGTACGAATCTTTGCTCGATGGCACGCTAAGCCTGCACGACATGGCCCTGATGAATGATGCCTTGGCCGTGCGCAACGACAACCGCGCACAAGCCGAGCGCATGAGGGAGAACGACAATGGCAGATGAGCCGACGGTCATCCGGGATTTTCTCGTCACCCTGGGATACAAGGTCGACGAGAGAAGCCTGAAGACATTCAAGGACGGCGTCGAGGGCGCAACAAAAAGCGCTGTCCGGATGGTGGCTGCGACGGAGGGCGCGGCCGTTGCATTGGGCGAGAACCTCGCTGCGTTTGCGTCGAAGATGGAAGGATTGTATTTCGTCTCACAGCGCAGCGGCGCGACGGTTGCAAACCTAAAAGCTCTCGAATTCTCGGCCAAAAATCTCGGTGTTTCGTCCGAGACGGCGCGCAACAGCGTTGAGGCGCTTGCACGCTTCATGCGCAGCAACCCTGCCGGTGAGAGCTATATCAAGCGTCTGGGGGTGCAGACACGCGATGCCAATGGGCAACTGCTTGACACCGTCGACATCATGGCCAGTCTTGGAGGCGAGCTTGCCAAGAAGCCAGCCAAGGTCGCAAGTGAGTACGGCAGTGCTCTCGGTATCGACGCAGGGCTGATGTCTGCGATGCGTGGGGGTGAGTTCGCGCACTCCATGCAGCAATATCGCAATCTGAGCGGGCAGACGGACTTCGACGGGGCATCGCGAGACTCGCACCGCTTCATGCTTTCTCTGCGAGAGCTCGACGCGGTCTGGGAAGGTTTCGTCACGCGGCTTGAGGGCAGTTTGATTCAGCGCCTCGGGCCAAAGCTCGATGCGTTTCAAGGCTGGTTCCAACGCAACGGGCCGCTCATCGAGCAGCGTGTCGGTGATGTCGCGGTGGCGGTCATTGGTGCAGGGGAGGCCATTGCGCCGACGGTGGGGTGGCTGTTCGACCGGTTCGTCGATCTCGACAAAGCGACCGACGGCTGGTCGACGAAAATTCTCGGTGGTGTGTTTGTCCTTCGCGCACTCGGTGCCTTCCAGTTGGTTGGGGGTGTCTTCAAGATGGCCGAGGCGCTTTTCGCAGTGGGTCGCGCCGCAGCAACAGTAGGCGGACTTGCCAATGCCGGTGGTGTCGGTGTTGCAGTCGCTGCCGCGGGTGGTCGCACCGCCGGCTTGCTGAGTCGATTCGCGCCGCTGGCGCGTATCGGAGGGGCGCTCGGCTTGCTGTTTCACAGCGAGGGACTGAATCAAGGCGAGGCGGAATATATCGCACGCCGCCGGAAAGTCGGCATGCCCGTCTTGAACCCTGACGGAACGACATCGAATGTGTTGCCGCCAGGTGTTTTGCCGCGAGGCCCTCACAACATCACCCCGCGCAACATCCGCTTCGGAGAGGGAGCGGTGGGGAAGGTCGCAGACGATTTTGCCGACTTCGTGATGTCCGACGACAGCCTGCGCGCCAGGGGGGATTTGCTGCGCGGTCAAGCGCGTCGTGGCCTGAGCGCCGTACGTGGTGCCATTAACCGAGCACCGCTGGCCGGGAACGACGCCGGTGCGTATGTCGAGGCAATGGCGAAGCGGCTCGGCGTTGCCGAAGGCCCGGCGATTCATTTTGGCGACCCCAATGTCATCGCTGGTCTGACGAGGGAAATCAATGGCCCCGAAAACGGACGCAACCCGTTCGTGCCGGACACCATTCTTGGGACCGCCGGTGGTGGCACGCGTCAAACGATCATCACGCAGAACAATCAGACCAGCATCAACGTATCCGGTGGCGATCCGCAGGCGACAGGGCGCGCGGTGCGCGACGAGCAGGCTGGCGTCAATCGAGAACTCACTCGCAATCTGCAAGGCGCATTGTTATGAAAATCCCCGATTATTTCGACGTCATGACGATCATTCCCAAGACGCTTGACGCGATCCGGATCGGCGTAATGATCGAAGAGACTTACACCGACGACTTGATGTTCACTCAGATCCCGGTGGAAAAGGGCGCGCCGATCACGGATCACGCGTACAAGAGTCCGCCGAAAGTCGTTATCAAATGTGGGTGGTCAAACGCTGATTATGCGGCGTTGCGGGCATCGGGTGCGGTCTGGTCCGACTCGACGGCGTCCACACCGCAGTCGGGTTACATCGATACCGTCTATTTGAAACTTCTCGCTCTGCAAGCCAGTCGGCAGGTATTCCGTGCGGTCACGTCGCGTCGGAATTACGACAAGGTGCTGCTGACAGGTCTGAGCGTGACGCATAACGATAAGACCGGCGAAGCGCTGATGGTCACGGCAACGCTGCAGCAGGTCCGCATTGTGGAGACGCGGGCGACAACACTGCCGCCTCGCGACGATCAGGCCGACCCGTCTCGCACCGCTGAGACGCAGAACATTGGGTCGAAGCAGGCAACACCGGCAACGCCGGCACCGGGCGGATCAGTCGCCCCGCAATGACATGGCCAATTTCTACGAAATCCCGTTCTCGCCAGCCCCTCAAGCATTTCGCGTTACGTTGTCGGGCGTCGAGTACACGCTGACCGTACAGTACCGAGCGGCAGATGATGCCGGATGGATGCTGGACATCGCGGACGCGAACGGTGCGCCGATTATCGGTGGCCTGCCGCTCGTGACCGGAACGGATCTGCTGGCGCCTTATGCCTACCTTGGGCTGGGTGGTCGTCTCTGGGTGCAAGGTGCAGACAATCCGGATAACACACCAACGTTTGATGATCTAGGTGTCGGATCGCATGTTCTCTGGGTGACGGACTAATGACCGAACAATATCTTCGAAAGGCATCCCTCATCATCGGCGAGAAGGTGGGCGATGCCCTCGACCTGTCCGATCTGCGCTTCACATTCGATGTGAAGCGCGGGGATAGTCAAACACCGAACAGTGCGCACATTCGCGTCTTCAACGTGAGTCCGGACACAATGACGCGCGTGCAGAAGGAGTTCAAGCGTGTTGTGATTCGGGCCGGGTACAAGGGCAATTACGGGCTGATCTTCGATGGCACCGTAGTGCAGACGCGACGCGGCCGTGAGGGGGCGCTCGACACGAAGCTGGAAATCACCGCAGCTGATGGCGATTCCGCTTACAACTTTGCCGTCGTCAACACGACCTTGGCTGCGGGATCCACCGCGCAGGATCATTTCAACGCGGTCGCGAAGTCGATGGTGCGGTATGGCGTGGGCGTCGGGTACACGGCCGGATTACAGTCGAACCCGTTGCCTCGTGGCAAGGCGATTTTCGGCATGGCCCGCAATTTCATGCGAGGGGTTGCGCGGGCCACGCAGACGACCTGGAGCATTCAGGACGGGCAGATCGTGGTCATCCCCGAAACCAGTTACATGCCTGGCACGATCCCGGTGATCAACGCCGATACCGGCATGCTCGGCATGCCGACGCAAATGCAGAATGGCATCTCCGTCAGGGTACTGCTCAACCCGAACATCAAGATCGGCACGCTCGTTCAGCTCGATAACGCTGCGATTCAACTGAGTGAACAGAGCCTTGCCCACTCGAATGCCAAGCCGGTTGACAAACCCTCCGGCGAGGGCGTTCAGAAAAGCCGTCTTGCTTCGAGCGAGTTCTATTACGTGTCGGTGGCCGAACACCACGGTGATACGCAGGGTGACAATTGGTACACAGAACTGACGTGTCTCGCGGCCGATCCCACGGTCATCCGGTCATCGGCGTTGCTCAATCGACCGATGTTTAGCGCTGTGGAACCTGCACCGAACGCGGTCAAGAGTCACGGTTAGTAAACTCGCCGTACTGGAATTGCTCACTGAGTGTCCGGTACGTCGGGACAACCAGTTTCATTCCCCGAGTTTCCCCATGAATCGACAAGAGCGGGTTGGCGACCCCAACGAGATGCTGCTGCTCGCGATGCGAGGCTCGCTGTCCGAGGTATGGACCGCGCTTCCGGGTGTCATCCAGTCGTTCGACGCCGTCGCGATGACCTGCACCGTGCAGCCTGCAATCCAGGTGCGAGCGCGTGGCCCAGACGGCACAGAGAGTTCGCTCTCACTGCCGCTGTTGGTCGACTGTCCCGTCCAGTTCCCTGCGGGCGGCAATTGCACGCTGACATTTCCCGTTACTCCGGGCGACGAATGCCTGATTGTCTTCGGCTCACGATGTATCGATGGCTGGTGGCAGTCGGGCGGCGTGCAAGACCAGGCGGAGCCGCGCATGCACGACCTTTCCGACGGCTTCGTGCTGCTGGGCACGAGATCGCGTCCGCGCGCACTCCAGGGGGTGAGTACCGAGTCGGCGCAGTTGCGCAGCGACGATGGCGCGACCTTCATCGATCTGAATCCGGTTACGAAGAAAGTCAGCATTGTTGCCCCCGGCGGGCTCGACGTCGTTACGCCATTGGCCACATTCTCGCGGGCTGTCACGATTGGCGGTCTGCTGACCTTCATCGGTGGCATGATCGGTAGCGCCGCGAGTGGCGCTGCGGCCGTGTTTAACGGCGTGCTGAATGTTATCGGACAGATCACAGCCAACGGCAAACGTGTTGACGACACCCACACACACAACAACGTGCAACCCGGTTCGGGTAATTCTGGCACGGTGAACTGACCATGAGATATCGAAAACTCGACGCTGACGGCGATTACGTCCTCGGCGGGGCTGCCGCATTCCTGACGAATTCGCCGGAAGCGGTGGCGCAGGCTGTCGCGACTCGCCTGCGACTGATACGTGGCGAGTGGTACCTCGACACCACGGTCGGCATGCCCTGGGACAAAGCGCTCGGCAAACACACTCAGGGCGCGGCAGACAGCGCCATACGGACGTGCATTCTCGGCACGCAGGGCGTCGTCGAAATCACCGACTACGCCAGCCGCTTGGCGCCCGACACCCGGGCAATGACAGTGACCGCAACGATCACCACGATCTACGGCACAACGACGATACAGGAAACGCTGTGACCATCACGACAACCGCCCCCACCATCGATGCCACCGGCATCCACGCGCCGACCTACGCCGATGTGCTGGATTTTCTTCAGACACAGTTCCGCGCAATTTATGGTCAGGACGCATATCTTGAACCCGACAGTCAGGATGGCCAGTTCCTCGCCGTCATCGCATCCGCGATCAACGATGGGAACAGTGTCAGCCTCGCCATTTACAACAGCTTCAGTCCGGCGACGGCGCAGGGTGCTGCGTTGTCGAGCAATGTGAGAATCAACGGCATTGCCAGGCACGTGGCGTCGTACTCGACCAGCGACGTGCTGCTCGTCGGTCAGGCGGGAACGACAATCGCCGATGGGCTGGTGCAGGATGCTAACCAGATCAACTGGGCGCTACCGGCGACGGTGACTATCCCACCATCCGGGCAGGTGACGGTGACGGCGACCTGCACGAAGATCGGGGCAATCGACGCCCCCGCCGGTACCATTGGCAGGATCATGACGCCCACGCGTGGCTGGCAAACAGTGATGAACCCTTCGGCCGCCGCGCCGGGTTCACCTGTCGAGCCGGACGCTGCGCTGCGGGCTCGTCAAAAGACGTCGACCGCGATTCCGTCGCTGACGGTGTTCGAGGGGACCATCGGCGCAGTCGCCAATGTGCAGGGTGTGACGCGATGTGCCGGTTATGAGAACGACACCAATGCCACCGACGCGAACACGTTGCCGCCGCACACCATCTCGCTGGTGGTAGAGGGTGGCGACGCGACGGCTATCGCGAATGCGATCGCCGCGAAGAAAGGGCCGGGCGGCGGCACGTACGGCACGACAGCCGTCAGCGTCAATGATGTGTACGGGCGGCCGATCGTCATCCGGTTCTATCGGCCGGTGCCTCAGGCGATGACAGCAGTGGTGCAGTTCAACGCTCTTGCCGGGTTTACCGCGGCGATCGGTCAGTCGGTTCAGCAGGCCATCTCGAACTACATCAACGCTGTGGCGATTGGCGGTGGCACGCCTGGCGTCGTCGAGTGGGATGCGTGCATTGCGGCCGCCAAGAGCGTGCCGGGGGCGACCACGTTCAAGATCAAATCTCTCACGCTGAGCGGCCCGGCTGGGGCCGGTTCCCCTGACGTGCCACTTGCGTTCAATCAGGCCGCAACGTGCATGCCCGCCAGCATCACTATGACATCGGTCTGATATGGCTGACATTACCGATTACACCGGAAAGCTCACTTCCGAGCACGCCGACAAGCCGCGCTATGCGGCGATGGTTCGGGCGGTCACGCAGTGCTTTGTCGATGTGCAGGATGCACTCGCGAGCCTGCCGGCAAGCTTCGACCTCGACAGCGCCATAGGGAAACAGCTCGACGGTGTGGGGCTGTGGGTGGGCGTGTCCCGCAATATCCGTGCACCGCTGTCCGGGGTGTACTTCTCGTTCGATACGGCGGGGCTTGGTTTAGATCAAGGGGTATGGAGAGGTCCGTTCGATCCGGATACGGGGGTGACGACGCTCGATGACGAGACCTATCGGCTTCTCATCCGGGCACGTATCGGTGCGAACCATTGGGATGGAACACTGGCGGGGTCGAAGGCGATTCTGAGCCAGATTTTCAACACCGGCACCCATGTTTTTATTCAGGATAACCAGGACATGTCGATCACGGTCGGCATTTCCGGCAAGGTCCCCTCGGCCCTGTTTCTCGCGCTGCTGTCTGGCGGTTACATCCCGATCAAGCCTCAGTCGGTTCGGATCAGCTTCTATATCGTGACGTCAGTCAGCGACTCGCCGATTTTCGGGTTCGATATGTCGAACGAGTATGTCGCAGGTTTTGATTCTGGCGCATGGGCCACACCGCTCTAATTCAACTCTCCGTTCCACCAGCCGCCTTCGGGCGGCTTTTTTTATGGGTAAGACATGACTGCAAACGATTTTTTGGCTTTCGCTAACGGCGCGTCGGCGAACGTGCTTCCACAGGCGGAATACGCAGCGCTGAGCGCGCTTTTGGCGTCCGGCTTTCAGGCGGGAACGGCCCAGTCTGCACAGGTAAACAAAGTCTGGCGACAGTCCAGCATCATGGCGGCAGTGCTGGCACAACTTATCGTCGACACGACAGGGCAGAACGCTGTCGACGATGGCACGACGGCTACGCTTCTTGCGAATCTGAAAGCGGCTGTTAGCGCTCGATCCGTCGGCGTCGTCGGGACGAGTCGTAACGCGTCGATGAGCATCGCCACGGCCAGCGTGACGGGCACGTTCACGGCCGACGAGCTGATCGTGGAAACGGCTCTGGGCGGACTGCGTTACAGCCTCGCTAATGTCTCCGACACGTTCAACCTGACGACGGACATGGACACCGGCAGTGCACCGGCGTCCGGTTACGTAGCGCTCTACAAGCTATTCAACCCTTCAACGGGTGCGAGTGTGCGCCGCATCGTCAACGCAACGTCGATCACAGCGCCCGAAGTATTCAGCGGTGCGAACCCACCGGCGGGATTCACCGCATCGGCACTGGTCGCGGTGGTGCCGACGAATGCGTCGGCGCAATTCGCCGCAGGAACGAATCTTGTGTGCAGATGGGTGAACCGGCCCGCCTCAATGGCGTTGAACTCTAGCGTTGTGAAAACCTCCTTCACCGCGTTGAACTTTACGAATATCCCGCGCAACGCCCGGCGAGCGAAGATCATTGTCGGCACGACATGCAACGCAGTCGGGACGACACAGACACTCGACCTGGCAATGGACGCCAACGCTTCGGGACAGATATCGTGCGGTGCCGCGACTTCGATTTCGGGGAACGGCAACAATTCGAATGCCATCGTCGACATCGGCACGCCGCAGACGCTTTTCTATCGTGCAGATAACACCCCGAATAACGGCACCGCGATCTTTTCCTTCTACGTCACCGGATACGAATTCTGAACATGCTCACTACTGTCTACTGTCAGTTTTCGGACGCTACCGAGAGTGCAATCGTCTCGGTCTTTGCGTGTCTGCAGGATCCCACCGATTGGCCCCATCAGGGCGAAGTCACGAGCGATGACAGCCGATATATCGCCTACTTCGACGGCGTCGGCAAAGACCTTCAACGCCACATGCTGAAGCCCGGCGAATAGCCCCTTTTTTAAACACGTTCGTCGCCGCTCGCCGCATCTACTCGCGGGCGGCGTCATTCTTTCGTAGGCGGGGAATTATCGATGGACGACCACAAGACTACCTGGACGATTCTGGGTCTTTTGGTATTGGGCGCCGTGATGGGCGTTGGGAAACTGCTCGTCAGCGATGAGATCCTGACATGGCGGCTGATTGTCGGGCGTGCGATTTTGGGCGCTGGTGCTTCGATGATCGCTGGCGTCGTACTCATCCAGATCCCGGACATTCCGCCGCTGGCGCTGCTGGGTATTGGCAGTGTGCTCGGTACGGTCGGCGCGCAGTTCATCGAGTTGCAACTCAAGCGTCGCGCAGGATCGTTTCGTAGCGGGAAGGGGTGAGCGATGGCCATGACGTTTTTATGCTCGTCTGGCAGGCCGGTGTCGCGATTGAATAAGGGGAGGGGGCATGGCTCGGATTGACTTGGTCATGGCCAGTGATCAGAACGTGTGCGCGTTTCTCGACATGTTGGCGTGGTCAGAATTCACATCACGGATCGCAGGTTCAGACGATGGTTACAACGTGATCGTGGGCGGCGGTACGTTCACCAGCTACGCGGACCATCCGAGGAAATCGGTGTGGATCCAGCGCTTTAATGTGTGGTCGACGGCCGCGGGGCGGTATCAACTCCTTTCGCGCTATTACGACGTGTATAAGCGGCAATTGGGCCTGCAGGATTTCTCTCCAGTGAGTCAGGACAAGATCGCGATACAGCAGATTTGCGAGCGAGGTGCGCTGAACGACATCATGGCGGGAAAGATCGAGTCTGCGATCTCGAAGTGCAGGAACATCTGGGCTAGTTTGCCCGGTGCGGGTTACGGTCAGATGGAACACGCGCTTGCACCGTTGCTTCAGCAGTATGTGAAAGCCGGAGGTGCAATGTGATGTGGTTCGATCCTCGCCTGTGGGGCGGCTTGTTGCTCGCTATGCTGCTGGCCGTATGCGGAGGTTATTGGAAGGGACATCACGACGCCGGACAGTCGTCAACGGTTGCTTCACAAGCCAGGCGGATTGACGACCTCACCGCCACCAACAACCTGTATCGCCAGACGACGCAAACGCTGGCCGGGATATCGATCGATGCAAAAAGATCTGCCGATGCCGCGAATGCGGCTGCTCGTACTTCTGATCTCGTCGCTGACGGGCTGCGCAAGCAACTCAGCCAGTACGTCAGCGCCGCGCGACATTCCACCCCTATCGCCGGAAGCTCGCCAACCGATGCGGGACCAGATCCCCTCGATCTGCTCGCAGGGATGCTCAGTCGGACTGACGAGGCTGCGGGAGCGCTCGCGAAGTTCGCTGACGCTACCCACATCGCCGGACTTGCCTGCGAGCGTAGCTACGATGCGTTGATGAAAAAAGATAATTAAAGTTATCAAAAATATTAAAAAGCTGCTAATTATTATCTTTTGTCGTGTGGCTTTGCATGATCAATCTCCGGATTTCAGCGAGTGGTTGAGGCAAGATGCTTTTGATCTGTTGTCAGAATAGCGAGCCTCGGACTCACGGTCATCAGAGATAAATCGCAGTTCACCGGCGCAGATTCACATGTTTGTTAAGCCGTGGAATACTCGTCAAGCGCTGGCACGCGGCCGTGCTGAAAGAGGACTTTCGGCGAGTCCATGGCCCCCGTCTCGGGATCGAGCTGGACTTCGTAAGCCGCCACACCCGCGTGCAGCTCGCGCATCGAGTGCGCGACGCGCACGGCGCCGAAGCTGGTGCGGACTGGCCGCACCTCTATGGGCAGCAGATTGCCGCCAGCCCCTTTACGGAAGGGGATGACGACGAATCGGGTGTTGTACAGATCTCGCATGGCGGCCTCCTTCGGGTGACTTCGAGAGAGGTAAATTAGCATGAGTGCTGTGTAAAAACACAGTGTTGGTGGCCATTAATTTAAGGACTCGTGAGTCGGTTGCGGCGTCGTAGAATCGGCGAAAACACAGCGGGGGAACTGGGATGCGAGGACTTATCGGGGTGTGTCTAATGTCCATGTGCACGATCGCATTTGGACAAGGCAACATTTGCGATTGCCAGCAGATCGTTTGAACGTGTTCAGTGTCAATGAACGTGGTTCCTGCTGAGTCAAAAAATGGCAGCTACGGGGCAGACCTGAAATTCACCTCCAGCGCTCCCATATGCTCGAAAGTCGATTTCTACGTCGACGGGACTCCGTACTTCACTATCCTCAGTCAGGGGAATCAGGGGGAGGACAGAGTATTCGGTCAGAAGGCGATTGTTCGATCCACTATCTCGAGCGTCTCATGCCGAGTATGTAAGCGGGCGGAAGGTGCCGCAGCGGCTTCGCGTTCAGATAACGATTCAGCAAACAAGGTACCGACGTCGCAGCTCGACGGTACGTGGTGTTCGCGTGATGCCTATGGACGGAACGCCATGTTGATCTCAGGCGCCTCGATTCGATTTGCGTTCGTAGGTGATTCCGGAAGCTCCGGCAATACGGGGACTATTTACCGATTGAACGATACTGACTTTGCAATAGCACTCGCCAACGGCTATCGAGGCTTGTATCGGATGAGGGGTAAAGACCACTGCAGTTGGATTGAGCGCGATGGGGCGCCCGCACCGCAGAGTGGCGGTGAGGTGTGCTGGATGACCTTGGCCACCTGACACATGCGGGCAAGCTATCGCGCTCCGGATAGGCGGTCGATCAAAGACAAGTCCGAGATGACCGTGCGGGCTCTTTTTGTTTTGCCCGCCTAGAATACAGGCAGACGCGGAATGCGTTCGTCAGCAAAATGGCGGTTGTGCGGAGTCGCTGCTTTCCAGCAGCTATCGACGACATCGTCGATGTCACGCACAATCATCATCTGCCTGTTCTAACGATGTCGCAGTTGTTCAGCACTTCAGCGCTTACGCTTCTTCTCTGCGTCGCGTCACTCATCGGCAACTCGAGTAAAGCATCGGCGGCCGAGGGGCAATCCGAGAAGCACTCCGGGCCGACCGTTATGGTTCATTTTGACTATTACCGAACGGACTACGCAATCCTCAGCAAACTTGAGGTGTGGTTTGGGAGAGCAACCAAACGAGCCCACGTCGGCGAGCTGGGTGAAAGCGAATTGCACCTCGATGGCAATGACGGCTACCTCTATATGTGCAGTCCTGATCCTGACCGGCTATACGACGTAGCTCGAGCGATCTTGCGAGCCTATCGGTTGACCGCAAAGGCTGACGTCACAGGATGGCGCGGCACGCATGCGGAGACATTTTCGCTTTCTCCGGGCAAGGCCGACCTGCACTCCAGCGGAGAGGATCGCACTTGCTCTCTCCGTGCATTCGCGCGAGCAATTTGCGATTAG